TGATGATTTTTATTTCTTGGGAGCCACCGACCGAACTGAACAGGCAAACGCGACGAAATCGAAATCGACTCCATTGATCGTAATTGTGTAGGTACCATCGTCGGATCCACCCACTAAAACATTCGAAACCTGCGCCACGTTTGTTTCTCGCCTGGCGACTTTGATTCTTTCAGGACGGGGGTTTTGAGAAAGTAACGCAGTCGCTGCCTTGAAAGCCTCATCGGCCGCGACGAACCCAGCAGAGAGCATGTCATCGAGTTCCTGAAAAATATCGATGGCACCCACCGCTTGCTTCGTATTGATGTCCAGAAGCATTGGGGTTCCAAAGCCTTGCTGAGTCGGAAACTGTGTAATCCGATCGATATTGACCTGTACGATGGAGTCGATGGGGAAGGTCATAGTTGTCCTCCGTCAAGATGTAACTAAGGCGCCTCCACCTCTTGGGGGGGGCACCACGATTTCATTCGCGTTTGCAGTCTTCAGTGTACCACCCACGGACACCTTTTCAACGGCAGAAGGATTGATATCAATTGCTTGGGTGGAACCAAAATCAATAGTCAAAACTGTGCGGCGCTCAAAAGTCGTCTCCAGCCCCACTGTTATGTCAGCAGGGGCCCCCCGATTCTTAATCGCGATGTCTGCATCTTCGCGTAATTTTTGTGCCAACATTGGGTTTTCCAACTGAGAAACGATCAACTCCATTAGGTCGTGGCTTTTCTCTGGGTCTAATTTTGAGCTGAAAGATTGAAGACTTAATGCGTATTGTCGCGATCCCTCGAGTTCGAATTTTACATTTTCAGAAGGTAGTGCTTCTGCACCTACGAAAGAGAGAGTGTCGAAACCATTTGGGGTGGGCCCGGTGATAATTTTCATCGTAATGTATGGCTTGGGTGGCCGGGGTCCACTCTCATCAGAAAAAATTAACTGATCAGACTCGAGCAAATTGCCGACGGCGGAGAAAATAAAGTTACGCCACGCATCGTGTAGTTTTTTCTTAGTTATCCGCACCAGAACCCTCTCCGTCAATCTTAGACCCTATTGAGTAAAAATGTGGCAAATCCATTTGAGACCAATCTTCGACGGTATGAATTTCGTAGCTGATGCCGCGATGTATAACCACATCAGCATTTTTCACATTGTGCTCATCGGCTGTTTTCAATTCGATGTCAGTAAAAAAGCCTAGATTCCTCCGGGTGCGCCTAGCCTCTGGTAGCTGGAGCAAATCATTCCCGGTAATGGGCTGGACGCTAGCGTCTGTGGTGATCGTGTCGGTAACCTCTTCAACCCATCGGCCGTCTTCCCACCGGCCGGCCCTACGTTTGATTTCAATTGTCCCTGTGTTGATGTCTGTCATGGCGCGTTTCTTTTCACAGTTTTTTCACAAACACGACTGAATTGATCATCTGAGCCGTATCTATCAAAGCGGTTCCTTTGCGCCTTTTTAAAGGTGGAGGAATATTGGACCTCACCTTTTTTTGAATCTGGGCCACATGCATGAGTCCAAGTTTAGTCAGAGCTGATGAGGTTGTCTCGGTGCCTTTTATAACACCCTTCAGCAATCGTCGGACAGTGCTCCGTATTTTCCTGATGTTTTCCCGGTAAGTGGATCGAATAAAACTCCTCTCAGGAATTGTCTGTGTTCCGAACTCATGGAAAACGGCAATCTGGAGATTGGTTAGAGGTTTGAAACCTTCTACGTCCCTTTTTGCTTTGGTGGTGGGTGCCTCACGTGGGAAGCCGATTCTCACGTGAGGGCTGCGCTGGATTTTCGCCATCTCGCGCTTTATGCGCTTGAGATTCACATCCCGTCTTCTGGTTCTGGTGCGAGCCATGGTGTCCCATTGTGTTGACTAGCAAACGATGAACGGCGCTTTGACCAAAGATTTTTGAAGCCTGAGAAACTCAGCACCATACCCAGTCCGACCTAACTCCGAGGGAGCCATGCCCCCTACTTCAAACTCTCGCTCCAGGCGCCCTACCTTAGTTCTTTTCAGTGTACCAGAACTCCCCGTTGAGACGGGCTGAGCAACTTTGAGCATGTGAGCAACAAGTAACGCTCTGGCGTGTTCGGTGCGGCCAGTCCAAATATCTTCCGGCACCCGCAGAGTCGCTTCAATGTAGAGGCGATCTTTGTCAGCTTGAGACGTAGAGGTGAATTCAGGTGCGATTATTTTGAATAATGCAGCGTCGAATGGCATTTATCCCGAAGCTTCCTTTTTCTTAGGCTCGACTACGAGCTTTTGTAATTGAATTTCGATAGCGCGTTTCACATGGACTCTGGATTCATTGTTGGCCCAATCCTCGAGGAGCTCTTTGTTTAAACACTTTTCCACGATTGCCACAGCATCTTTACCTTTGATGCCGCTCAAATCTTTCGCTTGGGCTTCTCCTTCTTTGACGTTCTTGATTTCTTCAGCGTCCTGCTCCGAAGGAACAACCTTCAGCCTCTCATCGCTGAGCATTTGCTCAATGTTTTCATTCTTTTTCAGGTTTTCCCACATCTCATCGGGGATGGTGTTTACGCCAGGAATGAGGACTAAGGTTTTACTTAGCGCTTTTGTGGCGAGCCTTGCGTCTTTTCGATTTTGTCCTTTTGACGCTTCTTTTACCGCTCTTTGCTTTTCGTCCCTTGTTAGGCTTCCCGCGATTGCTACTGGTCCTTTTCCGGTCACTTCGATTAGCATCCCTGCTCTCCTTCGGTTTAGTTTTTGAGTGTTTGTACGCTAAATTAGATTTCATGCCTTTGGCCTTCTTGGCAGGCATCAACTGAAGAGTTTTAGCTTTCACCATCCTTTTCAAGGCTGGCTCAGAAGCTAACGAATCCCAAACCCACTGTAGCATGTGGTTCAAACCTGGCGCCAATTTCACCACGTTTGCACGCCTGCCAGAGGAACCCACCGTTAGGTAGCCCCTCATGGAACTTAGAACATAAACCATATTTTCTTCAGCTGATTCTTTCTTGGACATTGGATCCCTCCGATTTGAATCCAGGAGAGCACAGTCAGTAAGAAGGCAAGTTCGTACTGACCAGCTCTCCTGAAAAATTGCGACTAAACCCCGTCAGCTCTTGCAATGCTCAGAGGGTAATAAATGAGAACTCCACCGAGCCGGCTATGGGTCGGTACTATGAATTCCAGGTTCCTCTCTTGAACAGGGAGTTGTTCGAATTCTTGGGGAATTTCCAGAGTCAGAGCATCAGCTGATCGTCGATAGACCACCATGATGTCCGTGCCTCCGGCACCAGTTCCATCGAGCTCATTGAGCCAATCGATTTGCTTGATATGTGGACTGTTGTCCAGAAACCAACGGCCTACGCTGATATCACTTGCAGGCAATCGATCGGTGAAAATAAGGTTGAACTGCTCGATTGGTAGAAGGAGCGTATCTGGGCTCTCCACACCTTTCGAAGTGTCGTGAACCGCAGTCGCCATGGAGTTTAGGTCTCTGACTTTTTGGTCAGGCGTTTTGCTGGCCAATGTAGTCTGAGCACCGACTCCGTCGGCGGGGAGCACAACAGTGATGATATTGGGGTTAGTGAGAAAGCCTTGGAGCTCCGCATCCGCATCCCCAAACCAGGCCACATCATTTTCTTTAATCATGTGGCCGCGTCTGGCAGCTGAGGCCCGTCTTGCGTTGAGAGGCTTACCTGTCATCGCCGCAGCTCGAACCTCTTGGAGATTCCACCCATAAGACATTGCGAGCGATTTCACTTTCGCTACGAATTCTTTCGCGTTCACATCGGCTCGTTTTAAATCGTCCGCATAATGAGCGATGAGCTGAGCGACTCCCAATTGGGTGAACTGTCGATAGGTGATGGTCTCAGCAGCAGGACCAGCTGAGAAGTCCACAGGAAGCAACGATCTGTGTTTTAGCATCGGGAACTTAATATCAAACGTCTGAGATTTGACATGTTCCAATTCCCTAGCGAAAAAGATGGCCTCATCCGCGTCGCGCCGTGTTCCCGTAGCGGCATGCTTCATATACAGCGCAACGGCTGCATCATGATCCTGTTTTGATCTAAGCATTGGTGTAACTCCTTGTTGTAGTTTCTGCCGCTCAGTTTATAAATTTATTTCAAGTATAGCGGGCTCGCCAGCCAGTGCTGTACTCTTCCACCTCGCCTGGTCAGCAGGCACCTGCGAAGCGTTTGCTCCATCGGCATCATTGCGAAACTTTCCCTCGTTCCCACCAGTATGACGGACAAAAACATTGTCGGACGGATCAACCGCCGTTTCTGGCAATACGAAAATTCTTCCGCGTCGCAAAGCGGGCGCCATCTTTTTGTCTAGATAACGAGGATCACCAGGTGTTTGCTGGAAATCCAGTGATTCGATACCCTGGCTCCTAACCACTACACCAAGGAGATTCTTCCGATCGGTTATATCGGTCGCTCCTGTGGGTAATCTCCCTTGCCGATCCAGATCAGTGCCTCTAACGGCCATCCGACCGAACGGCAAATCTCCTTCGGAAAGAGCGCTGACTTTATCAGTGAAGCCAGAATCGGCGAGTGCCCCTACCTGTCCGACTAACTGCTCTTTAACTTCTGTTTGACTCATGTTGTCTGCCTCCTGATGATGTCAATTTTCCGTCGAACAGAGGGCTTCACCCCTCAATCCGTTAAGCCGTTTTTGCCGTTGCTGCGTTAGCTTTGGTTATGCCAATCGGCTGAGTATAAGCTTCAGTGTCCGCTTTCATTGAATCCCGACGTTTCTTTTCGGATTCCGACATCTCCGAATCTTCTACATTTCCAACCGCACCCGCAGCCACCGAGTGCCCAAGCCTCTGATGAGCGTCTTTGGAACGGGTGATTCCTTCGGCAATCAAATCGTAGCGGGCATCGACATAGGACTCACTCTTCTTGGAGAGGTCGAGTTTCTCATCTCCAGAGTCTTTGATGATGAGCGTCTTTTTGAGCTCAAAATCATCCTGATCCCGAACTTCCCGAAATTTGTCCTGCCCCAAAACTTTAGACGCCGTGTCTTCCAATCGCATCCGCTCTCGAACTGCGACCTGTACGGCCTTACCACTGGAATCACTCTTGGTTTCCTGAACTTTTTTCAGCTCATCTCTGGTGGCATCGAGCTGGTCCTGGAGCTTTTGGAACTTATCTTCGCCGTCGCCTTTCTTTTCGGTCTTCTTTTTACTTGCTTCCATCTCTTTCGTGAGAGCGTCGATTTTCTCCTGAAGCGCATCTTGCCTCTTCCCCGTCGCCGCAATGGCCGTGGCCACGGCGTCTTCTACCTCATATTCCTTTCCGTCAATCTTGATCTTCTTCATAGCCTTATCCCCTTTCGTGTTTTTGAGGCGACCGAATACAAGTGTAACGTTATCACTTTGTCCCGGTGGTTTGAAACTTTTGAAACTGTCATCGATGAAATTTTCTGACTCACTGATTTGGAACTCGAAGCCAGCGTCAACGGAGTCTGATTTTATTACGCTCTGTTCCTTATTGAGAAATTTTTGGGCAATAGTTTTGGCGAATGTTTCGCTCTTCGCCGCGTCCTTAGATACTAACACGACTTGGAGTTCTCTGCCCTCTTGGACATCCAAGTCATCAGTCACCACTGCATCTTCGGAGTCCGTGCGAAGCCTTACCTTTGGACCGCCTCGGGCCCGGTCCACCACTGCGATATGGTTCACGATGATATTTCTTTGGACAGCGTCGTATTCGGCCCCGTCCTCTGTTTTACCGGGGGTGAAATCCAACTCAACCTTATAACCTGCTGAAACTTCTGCCTTTCCATCTTTGATTTTACGAATTTGTTCCCTATCCGTAATGATGGCATCAGTGTGAACGAACCGATTCTCCGCTGGCTCAGCTTTGTCAGTGGTGAAACCGACCATCAGGCCTTTGGCATTATCGGGGGTCACAAAATCTTTTGGGTGGTCATCTGTAATTGGTGCGTTGCGGAAAGAAGCAAGGGTGGGCTCAGAGAAAACCTCTTCAGTCGGGCGAAGCTCCCTAAGCTTTGTACCGTCAGCCTTGCGATAGGTCTGAATCCCAGTTCTAGCGGCGAACATCGGGACCTTCAGAAAACCCTGGGGGGTCTCAGTCATCTTGTCCAGTCGGATGGTGTCGTATCTTCGAACTTGCATAATTTTATTATCGCTGTTTTGAATTACAGTATCCGTTAAATTCTCCCGATACTCAAATGAGATCTTCAAGCACCGGCTCGGCAAAGCAACGACATTGAATGGGCTCACCCGGATGACCGTCGAAAGGAGGCTTATTCCAACTGAAAAGCTTACCTTCGCGCCGAGCGTGCTCTGGCCTGACACGCGTGTCCCTGACCGTTCTCCACCTGTAACGCGTAACACCAACACTTCGTTGCCTGAGCTCATTCAAGCGGCCGAAAAATTTATTCGTTTGGTCTCTGGCGATTAGCTTTGCTCGAGTCTCCGCGACTCGGAAGCGGGAGCGAAAGCCTTCCCGGTCTTTGACGTTGCTCAAAATCCTACGAGAAATTTCACTGGCTCTCTGTCCTCTACGCACTCCAGATAGGACAACGCGCTCAGTCTCTCGGAGAAATTGTTCTTGGGTGTTTCGAATCAGCGCCACATTTTGCCGAACAAAACGATTCGCTTCTTCCGCTAGGAAAGGCTCACTACCAAATAACTCGACACCCAATATCGACTTAAGAACTCGATTTACCTGGAGTTTATTA